AGATCGATTTCGTCGGCAAAGACTAAATTAAAATCGATACTATATTTATCTGCTTCTTCAATAAATCTTTCACGTTCATACATCTCAGTAGTGAGACGATTACCAAGCATCCAAAGTTTCATATATTATTTTTTCTTACCACCGTTTTTAGCTTTCTTCGCTGTTGCGTTCCCTTGATTCTGTTTCGATTGCGATTGACCCTTCTTGCCCTTGTTCGCGGACTTGGCCATTTTCTAACTCCTTATATGCTAATTGCATAATAATATATATGTAAAATGCGACTCCAAATAAAAGGAGTATCATAGAAATAATGATACTCCATGTTACATCAGTAACGTCTTCTAGTGGGCGAAGTAAAAGATTCATGGATTGTTTGGATCAATTCCTAAACTAATTAGGTAATCAATCCACCACTGTGGATCTTTTTTTATTTTCCAGTCAGGAACTTCCAATCCTCTCTCTGAATACCATTCAAACAAAGCGTTATCTATAGTCTGTGCGATCTCCATATTCCTCTTCCTCTTCGTCAACGTCTGCATATGGATTTGCCACATATGGTCCGTGTGGTCGTTTGGAATCTTCTCTGACATAATCCGATTCGGCGTTGACGGCTTCAATCCATACAGAAAGTTTCATCACGATGAAGATGATGATGAGTGGTGTGAAACATCCAACTAAGATTATGGGGTTCATTCTGGATAGTCCTGTTCTAACTCAGTTAGTCTTTTTTCCCAAGTAACACCACCTTCCTTGCCTACGCATGGATTGATACAAGTGTCATCACCAAGGCGATTACACACCAAACCAGCAAGATCCAACTCATTTCCTTTCTTTCCTGTCCCAGACCAATAGTGTTGTCCGTTGATCCACAATGCACTACATTTAGGGCATTCCTTTCTTTCAACAGAAAGATCGGACAGCTCTCTATCGTTCATCTTTGTACTCCTTAAGGAACTTTTCAAACTCGGTTGTATCCTTAACGAGCTGCCTCTTGAGCCTCCTTTCCATAAACTTCATTTGCAATCGGATAAATGCATATCGAATTTGCAAATCTGCGAAAGCAAATAATTTCATAGTTTCCTCATATCCTGCGTATGCAACCAGGATAAGAAAGAATATTACAACAAAATAGGCACCGTACATAGGAAAGTATCAACCTGATACCAGTATAACCTATTTAGTAAAAAATAGTGTAAATTTATGTTACAGTTTAATTTGTATTAAGGAAATCTGTACTAAATATTAATTCTGTAACAATAATTACGGAGTATTATCTACTATCAGTAGATCAAACATAGCAGACACTGTGCAGTTGGAACCAGTGTATGTCCTTACATCAATGTCAGTTTTTTCTGTGAATCTGATTGGAATCGTAAACAGAGTATGCATGTTATTTCCATATAGATTCAATTCACTAACAACTCGGAATACTCCACCAGAAGGTCTTTGGAACATTCTTACAGAGTTCTCTTGATTCTTATTTTGTGTTGCAGCAAATGCTTTTAGATATGCAGTCTTACCAGCAGGAACTGTGTAGTATGCAACCTGAGTTTGACCCATTCCTGCACTGATATAACAGATAACCGTAGAACCGTGTTTGATATCGATATTACCGACATTGGTAACACCAGAAGCAATAAATGCTCTGTGTACTCTTAAAAACTGTTGGTTTCCAGTTACACCAGTAGAACCATTTAAGGATAGAGTTTCTTCTACTTCATTGTAACTACCATCCAATCCTTGAATAGTAATAGTTTCAGCACCAGTGTTTGCTGTATCACTATCTGTACCAGAACTAGATGCAACAGTAACTACTGATGCACTTGATGGAAATGCATATGCACCACCTTTTGACCACACAGTATCATATGTTGCTGATGTTGTACTTACCGCACCAAACTTGTGAACATTTGCCATACCAGGAGTTAACCCAGCAGAAATGTTGATTTCATTATTCAGTGAAGATCCACATGCGCCAATATTACCGTGTTCATCGGCACAGATAAAAACCTCAAAGTTTGTAGTGTCTTGAGCTCTGTAAGACTGAGTATCTTTATTCCACTGTGCCATAATTAGTTACCGTATGCGATTTGAGTTGCAAATACGGTAGCTGCGGTTGCAGGAGTTCCTGCGCCATCATCTGCAGAAATAGCAACTGCAGGAGTTTTTTCGATGGAAACTCTTTCACCAGCAGCAATCCATACTGCTACTGGAGTTCCTTCTGCAACTAGCACTCTAATTGCAGTATTGTTAGTGTTGATTACAGAAACAACAGATGCAGTGTTTACATCGTCTGGAACAGCGATGTCTACTGGTAGAGATAGTGGTTTTAGTGCCATGGTTTTTTATTTTTATTTATCAGCAATTCCAAGCTCTAAGAGACTTGTTAATTCTGCTATCTGGATCAGATGCAGTTTTCTTGGAAGTTAATTTCTTTTTCATGCCTTTCATTCGAGCACAAAAAGATGCACGACGGGGATTTCCAACCTTCTTGCTTGGTGCTTTAAGGTCAGAACCAGGATTTTCACGTTCGTAGGACTTACGTCCTTTTTCATTTAAACCTCCCTCGGAGTTCTTACCAGACTTTTTTGTCCAAGCAGCTCCTTCTTCAATATCTAATGTTTTTGGATATCCCTTTTCTCCTTTTTTAGCAGGACGTTCCCCACGTTTACGCTTAGCGTGAATATTATCCCAAAGACCTTTTTTCTCGTCTAAAACTTCTAGACATTCACCCATGAATTGTTCATAGGTTTTTTTCTTTTTTGTTGGAAGTCCTTTGTGTTTTGTTGATGCAAAATCCTTTACGTCGGATTTGGACATGGAGGACGCAGCTTTGGCAACCTCAGTCGAGGGGGAATCCATCTCCCCCTTTTGAGCCGCTCTAACCATCCCAAAGAATCTTTGTTGTTTTTTGGAGACTGCCTTCTCCTGTAAATTTTCATTCTCCACCTTCAGAACCTCCGATAATACCAGATTCTTCAGCTGCTTCTGTTCTTTCTTCGTCACTCACATCATCAACAGTATACTTATCCCACATAGCACCACCATATCCACAGACAGAACGCTTTTCTCTCTTTTCGCAAAGACGACAATATTTTTCTTTGTCTTTACCTTTACATTTTGCTTCTGTCCAAAGTTCAAAGTCTTCTTGAACTTGTAACTTTAGTTTTCCCCAGCTGCTAAGTTCCATTTTTCCTTTTATTTTTATTTATCAGATAACTGTTGTTTAAGCATTTTTTGAAGTTCAGAAGTAGAACCAAAGAATACTGCATTGTTGACTGTAGATGGTCCTTTCTGTGTTTTTTCTTGTTCGATTTCTTTGAGTTTTTTCTGGTTGTCTAGAAGTTTTTCTGTGATGTCTGCGACGTGTTTAATGAGGTTGCCAGCGACTTCATACGCTCTTGGGTGATCACTACTCTGAGCAACCTCCAACGCGCCCTGGATCGCTTCCTGACCCTTCTCTACGAGATTGTAAAGTTGGGCCCTGCTATATTCGTAATCATCTGTAATATCTCTGTCTTTCTTTTCTTTTACTTCTATCTCTGGTTTTTTGGATTCAGGTACAATCTCCGCTTCTACATTAAAAGCTTGATTTAATTTATCAAAAGGGTCGGACATGATTAGTAAATAGTAAAGGAATCATTGAAACCAAAATCATCATCGGATTCAATTAGAGCGTGATCGGCATTATTAATTACAGAGAACTTGTGATCGTTACCTGTTCCTTGGGATGAGATATCAATTGAAAATCCTTGTCTTGCATAAGACTTAGATTTTGCAAGTCTGAAAGTATCATCATTAATTTTAATAATATAATAATTTGTACGATCAACTAATCCTGTTGGAGCAGAACCTGATGCATCTTGATTGTAAGTAACCTTATCCCCAGTAATAAATCCGTGTGATGCAAGTGTAACGGTATTACTTGAAGTATTGAAGTCTGTGAATGGAATTGAAGTTCCATCTTCGGTGAGATCGATTTTTGCAGCTGGAGTTGTGCTGTATCGAACATATCTCGAACCTGTTTCCAATGCTGCGCTGATATCGACATTGACCTTGCGAATTTGTTCCGCTGTGGAAACAGGGCCATATAGATATGTCTTTGCAGTAAAGTTTAGCGTATGGATTAAAGTTCTTCTTGTAGTAAAGTCTGCTTCATAATCATCAGAAATGCCAACATTATTTAAAATAATAGGAATATCCTTTTTCTCACTCATCGATGTAATAAGATTAATCGTAATATTAAAAACTGGTTGGAAATAAGGGAGAATCTGCTCTAAAATTTGTACAGAATCTTCATTGTTTTTGCTGAGAATATTTAATTCAAAATCTAAATTATATGGAACTGGAGAATAGGTTTGATAAGACTTTTCAGTATCTCCATCCTTGGGTGATCTACAAATTTGAATTGGACCCAGTTTTCTACTAGGATCATATTGAATACCTTTCATTTCGAAAGTCATTCTTGGCAGAGTAATCTGAACGTCTGCACGACCATCTAGATCTGGTTCTGCTTCGATGCGAGCAAGAAATTTTTCTCTTGGTCCATAATTCAGAGGAACTTTTGTAGTTTGAACTACATTCCCTCCGCTATCGGTTCTTTGTAGTTCAACATTATTGAACAGGGTTCCAAAACCGATAATTGTTTTTCTAATAATTTCGTGATAAAAATGTGTTCCTAACATTAGAAGACTCCTTTATTTCCAAATTCACCGAATGGGTTTGATTCCGTCCAATCCAAAATACTATCGGCTTGATCCTCAAAGTATTTGTTCTCTCCAGCAAGAGAGTTTTCATTTTCAATGGAACTGAAACTATCAATAACAATTTCAGCACCACTAGTTTCTCCAATTAGAGAATCATCATCTGTGAATGTTCCTATTATATCTATAAGCTCTAGCTCTTTGTTAGTTACGTCATATCTAGCTACTTTACCAGATGGTTCACTTGGGGAAGGAGAAATAGTTACTCTTGGTGCAGTTGAATAACCAGCACCAGCACCCACAATAGTTACCGCACTTAATGTTCCGTTCGAGATTGTAGTTAAAGCAGTTGCCTGTGTTTTTGTTGGTTCATCAATCGAAACTGTTGGGGCGGATGTATAACCAGATCCACCATCAGTAATAGTAATAGAAGAAACAACACCATTAGTCAATACAGCTGTACCAGTTGCAGTTGTGCCAGAATCTGGCGCTGAGAAAGTAACCGTTGGAATTGAACTGTATGCAGTGCCAGTGGAAGTTATTGTAACTGAAGTAACTACATCATTGGTTAAAACAGCAGTTCCAGACGCTTGAGTTGCATCTGGTTTTCCAATTTTTACGAATGGTACTGTTGTGTATCCAGTTCCAGATTTTCTAATTGTGAAATTTCCATCCAAAGCAAAACTGGATGTTATTCCATCTGAAATTACATCTGCTGTAAATCTAGTACCATGAACTCTTTCACCAAATTCGAATGTACCACCATAACTCAGAATTACTTCTGCTGATGCGTTAGATCCAGTACCAGTAATAGTAACTACTGGTGCTGTAGTTGTGTACCCCTGGCCAGGGTTGGATATCTTGATCGCAGATACTGCACCATTTGTAATAGTTGGTACAATTGTTGTCGGCGAAGATGCTCCCGTTACAGGTGATAATGTAACTGTCGTGTTTCCACCATAACCAGATCCACCATTTGTGACGTTGATATACTTAATACCACGAACCCATTTGTGGACAATTGAGTATGACTGTTCCGCTGCAATCTTATCGATCTCATCGACTCCAGTTTCAAGTCTTTCGTCAGCGTACTCCATGAGTTCGCAAACTAGGTTGTATGTAGGAACGTCACCTAACTGTCTCAGTGGTTTTTCGTTCTCTACAAATTTAATTTGGAATAATTGTTGTGTTAATGGGAAATAAATTGCGTCTCCTTCATTTGGTCTTTCGTTGCTGACCAAATTGTTAGACTCTGATTGTACTAAGTACTCCCATCTTCTTCTTGATACAATAAATGTTGCTTCTTCTGCAATTCTGACACCGAATTTAGTTAGGAGAGTACCATCTCCCTCAAAACCTTCATAATTTAATAGGTACATTTCAATGAGATAATTCTCATCAAATTTAGAAAGAACGTCTTCACGGAACAACCTATCAGTTGTTACCATCTCTCTGGGTAGATAGTAAACATCATGCCCATATATTTTCAAAGACTCTATGATTAAATCTTCATAGAGTCTTTGCTCTGAACTGGTGCCATGAGTAAAATATACGTTCTTAGCCATATCATCCTACAAAATCTAAAGGTGGAAGTTCGTATGTCGTGGTCATTTTTTCTTCTATAGCCTGTAGTTCTTGTACGGCATCATCATACAATTGTCTACCATTGAATTCCACTCCACCAGGCATTTTAATTCCTTGGAACTTGATTAGGTTTTGTCCCCACTGTTTCTTGATCAGTGAAGTTAAATATTTTTTAACAAAAATTTCATTATAGATTTTGGTGAAGTCGTTTGGATCGAGTGCTCTATAACAATCAATGATGATGTAGTCATCTTTTTGAGCAAGATCCCAATCAATATCGATGAATAATCTATTTTGTACTTTATTGTATCTGATATCTTTGTTTCCTTCAATGAGAAAATCTAATGTTTCTAGATACTGGAGAGTAATCTCCATGTTCAAAATATCATATGAATAAAAGTTATAGAAATCATTTAAGAAAAACTGATATCTAAAACCAAACATATTATTGACCATGGAGTTAGAAACTTTTTTGATTCCTTCCACGCCAATAATATGATCGGGTAGAGTTAAATAACCTCTACCTTCTTCAAAATTAAGAGTCCTAGAAGTTCCTGCTGCACCAGCATTATTATCTGTTGCAGTGGTAGTAGTATTTCTTCCAGGAGTTCCGCTGCCCCCGCCACCATTTTCCAAATCATCTTCGGTGAGTTTGTACTTTAAGTACATCCTTTCAACACCATTGTATGCTCTCTCATTAAAGAGTTGAATGGTGTCATCAATGAGATCTTCAATTTGATCTTCGTCAACGTTGATCTCAATGACAGGCTTTCCTAGCTGCCTCAAGCAGTATTCTTTTAATTCAGTTCTACTACTTGGTTTTGCCATTATTCCTCACCGTCGAGTTCTTCGGGTTGTTTTTCAGGTTGTTTTTGTAAATCCTGTACGAGTTTATTAAGATATAAAATCTTAGACTCGTACATTAGATTTTGTTGTGTGAGTTGATTAATTTTATTACTCATGACTTGCATGAGTGCATTTGCTTCATCAGGATTCATAATTACCTCAGTTTATTAGTATGTTCCGCCATCAAAAGTAGTGGTCCAAACTGGAACACCAGATCCATTAACGGTCAGAATTTGGTTGGATGTATCTGCATCGGATGTACCGGCAGCTACTGTTCTAGTGAGTCTCTTGAATTGATCAAAGAAAGCAACACCATTTAAGATACCATCATCTAGTTTGACGGTCTTAAAGTATGCAGCACCTCTGGTTCCAGAGAACACGTTAGCATTATTAGTTGCATCTGGGATATAGGTGAAATACTTTTCACCTTCAGTGGTTGTGGATTCATCGTAACCGAAGAAACCTAGAGTAGAAGTGGTTCCATCAAGATACTTGAATTGGATACCACGGTCCATGTTGTCGTCAGATGCCTGACTGATTGTGACTTCATCACCAACAGAGAAACCAGCGGTTGTATTTGCCGATAGTTCTAAGGTTGTTGTATTGAATACCTTAGTATTTACCTTGGTAACAGATGCAAGTTGTCCGCCAGTTGGAGTACCAGTTCCTACAGTGGATAAAGAATTTCCATTGTAGAAATCATCACCACGAACAGAAATGTTCGATGCAAGATCAATGGTTACAAGAGATGCAGTCTGAGAAACAAAAGTACCGATCTCAGCAAAACTTGTTCCATCAAAGAACCAGATTGTGTCACCTGCAGTTGGAGCAGAGGAGAAGTTTGCAGATACGTTAAATGCAATCTCTACGTTACTGATGGTTGTACCATTAGGAATACCAGTAGCAGTAATTGTAGCACCCTCTACAATAGAAGCAGGATTATCAACCTGAAGTGCATTTACACCAGAGGAAGCATTTGCGGTGATTGTTTTCGAGGAAACTGTATCGCCAATCGTGAAGACTGGATCATTAACCGACATCTCAGTCGAGTTGACAGTTGTGGTAGTACCAGAAACTTGAAGGTTACCACGGATGATTACGTTACCACCTGCATCACCTGCATCGGGGAATGGATCAAGAACAAGGTCTTGAGCATTGGTGTTGTCTGTAGAAATCGTAGCACCTTGGATACGAATATGACCAAGATCTAGAATCGTAGTTGAAGCACCAAGATTTACAGTTGCCGCTGCGCCAAATGCATTGACCGTAGTTGCATTTGTATTAAGTAAATTGAATGTAGTTTGATTGGTAGTAATATCTGCGCCATCAACATTCAGATCACCATCCAAATCAACTACATCATTTGCAACTGTCATTGTACCACCAGAAGCACCCATATTAATGGTTGCTGCAGCACCGAATGCGTTGACTGTAGTTGCAGTCGAATTAGCAAGGTTGAAGGTTGTTGTGGATACTGTTAGGTCACCACCATCGATATTTACATCACCATCAACGTCAAGGTCATTATTGACATTAGTAGTACCAGTAGCAGCACCGATCTCAACAGTAGTAGCAGCACCGAAAGCATTAACGGTAGTTGCATTAGTGTTGAGAAGATTGAAGGATGTTTGATTGGTAGTGATGTCTCCACCATCAACATTTAAGTCAAGATCAACATCTAAGTTATTATTAATACTTGTGGTGCCAGTCGTAGCACCAATATCAATTGCAGTTCCAGCACCGAAAGCATTAACGGTGGTTGCAGTTGTATTAGCAAGATTAAATGTTGCCGTAGAAACAGTTAAATCTCCACCATCAATATTTACATCACCATCTACATCTAAGTTATTATTAACGTTTGTAGTACCAGTAGAGGCACCAATTTGAATATCTGTACCCGCACCAGCAAAATTAACTGTAGTTGCAGTTGTATTAACAAGATTAAATGTTGCAGTAGAAACTGTGAGGTCGCCACCGTCGATATTTACATCACCGTCAACATCTAAATTATTGTTGACATTCGTTGTACCAGTTGCAGCACCGATCTCAACTGAGGTAGCTGCACCAGCAAAGTTAACTGTAGTAGCGTTGGTATTGAGAAGATTAAATGATGTCTGATTGGTAGTTAGATCTCCACCATCAATATTAAGATCATTGTCGATATCAACATCACCAGTGCTAAACGTAATTAGTTCAGAACCATTTGTTGTGTCAAGAGCGATATACTCGGAAGTACCTTCCTTAACAAGGAAAGCATTTGCAACATTATCTTCTACAACTACGTTTACACTGGTTAAACTATTACCTAGTGTGGTTAGTTCAGCGTTATCTGTAGTAGTAACATTGAAGTAAACATTACCACCCTCAAAAAGTTGGTAAGCGTTAGCAGTATTATCTGGGATAGAGAAAGACTGAGTACCAGTAACGGAAAGGTTACCAGTGACGGAAATATCAGTTGTAAAAGTCCAATTAGCACCAGTTACTTGAACACGGTCTGTTCCATTCTCGTCGTACTCAATTTTTGCGTCTTTATCAGAACCGAACGAGAGGAATGTGTCATCTACAATATTGATTTCACCAGAACCAGCTGGATCTAGGATGATGTCACCATTAGCATTAGTAGAAGAAATGGTGTTTGCATCAAATCTCAGGTTATCGACATTAAAAATATCAATCTTAGAATCCTGGTCAATAATTAATGCAGAGTTTGCCGTCAGAGTACCATGTTGATGGTCCATCATGTCGGTGAAATACTTACCACCAACAATATCTCTATTCGCGGCGTGGCCGTTTACATCTTCTGTACCTTGACCGATGTATAGTTTACCACCAGCATTGACCGAAGAACCACCACCAGCAGTTACCTTGTCGGGATATGAACCAAGACCATAACTATACGCTGGTTCACCATTGCGTAGGTTAGTTGGTACTGCTGTTGGTGAAGTACTAGATCTTTTGATCTTTAAGAACGTGCTCATTGTTGTTTCCTAGTAGAAAGAATTAATAGAATCCTGCGTTGATCGTAAGACCAGGATTTTCAAGAACATTTCTTGCTACCCACGTTTGTGTTGCAAGATCATACTGCAATACGGCACCATCTCCAGCGCTGTTTAAATTAACATCATTTAGAGATGATAATGTTCCGCCAGCACCCGAAGTATTGACGGTTACGACTTTTGGTGTGTTAGAAACAGTGACCTTGGTTTTCATTTCGTGACTCCTGGATTGATTGTTACAATACCTTCGATCACTCTCGTTTTAGTTCCTCCTGCGGAGGTCACAACAACATCATAAAGATACCTTCCGGCTTCTAAAGTTGATGTTGTGGAGGCATTTAATGAAAGATTCACAGTACCAGCATCAGTACCACTAACATTGGCAATGAAATTAGTGGAATTCGAACTGTAGTATGACTTTTTGATCTTTGCCTCGGCTGAATAGCCAGTCAAATCCCAAACCGCATTGTTGTCATCATATAGAGCAATTTCTGCGGAAAAGTCAGCACCTTGGTCGATATACAAATTATGTACTGCTGCCATTGAGGTTTTACCACTTACCTTTATTTATACTGAGAGTATGTCTCTCAAGTATTTATAAAAGAACTAAGTAGATGAGTTATTTTTGAGAAAAGTTTTGAGAAGATCTTTTAATTCTTGAATATCTTCTTCAATTTTGTCAAGTCTTTCTTCCTTTTCTTTTCTTAATTTATAGCTTTCCATATACTTTTGGTAGCTATAACCATTATCATTAATGATGGCACCAGATTTAGCATCTCTCGCCAAATCTGGATGGCCATCAACTTTTATATTTTTCATCAAACTGCGAGAGCGATAGATCTAAGGTTTTTAATCAAAGGAACATTACTTTGATCATCTCCAATCATCACAATTTTTACGGCAAATTCCTTAAATTGTTCTAGATCGGATATTTCATATTCAAACGCCCTGAAGGTTTTACCATCTATTGGCGAAAGAGGATAATTTACAGATGGAATTTCAACATACTCTGTTAGGTTGAAGTCTTCAATTTCATCATCTCTCTTATATTTTAAGAATACTTTAATATCTACTCCCTGTTTCCTGATACCATCGAAAAGTACTTTCACAGAAGTTGCAGAATTTTCAAGTCTAACTTTCTTAGTTACATAAACAGCATCATGTGAACTGCCAGATGGTTCTAAATCCTTAGACAGGTTTACATCAACTTCCCCATCATTATCTCTAATTGCATTAATCCTGTTCATTGCTGTGATGACAGATGATCCAGAAATATTAATTAGTGGACTAATAGAAGAAACTGTAGTAGACATTTCTACTTCCAATTCGAAAGAAGGATCGCTGCCATAATAATTTGTTTGGTTTGGTTCGGAAAGGATTACTTTCGAAGAATCTAATTCATTAATTTCTAAATTGGATACCGATAAACCACCAGATTTCACAAATGTACCAGTTGTTTTCTGTGAAATACTAGAACCAGTGATAGTATTAACTTTATAATTGAGAGATGTTCCAGAGAGAACAATATTGTTAATTCTTGGAGTAATACTCTCGTATTGTAGATTTCTAGACGAGAAAATAGAATCACCACCAGTCTGCAATGTACTATTTGCTTTTGACTGGGTACTGATCTCAAATCTATCCATATCAATGACATTTGTCAATTTATGTCTGGTGTTGATTTGTGTCAGTGGAATTCCATTTAACGTATAGATTTGGACTATGGAATTTGTATTGTGTGCTGTAATAGCAGTATTATTTAATCCGCGACCACCAGCAGGAATTGTAACCGTATTACCGTTTACTGATTTATAGGAAACAATTTCATTATCGATTTTGAGATATCCAAAGTTTGTATCACTGATATTTGTATTATTAACTAGTGTTGGAACATATGTGCCATCACTCAAAGTAATTACTGTATCCGCAGTAGTCTGGGTATTACCCATATTGGTAACGAGTTTTACGTTTGGTGATGTAGAGACTACGCCAGAAATATCAACATAATTCTGGATTGTATGCATACAATGATTAGGATGTAAAATTCTAATAGTTGTACTATTAGATGTCATGAAAAGTGAGTCTGCTGGTAGATTAATAGTAGAAATTTTTTGATTCTTCAGAGATGCTTTATATGAGGTTCCGACAGAGAATTCAGACCTATTGATATTAAATTTAATATCTTCGAATTGATCAGCGGTCCAACTACTCATATTCTGAGATTTGTACAAACTTCCGAGATAGGGTTGTTTATTAATAACTTGATTTGTAGTTACATCAACTTCATTCAATCTGGATACCCAAATTTTATAATTTAAAGATCTAGTCCTGACAACAAATGCATAGTCATTTCCTTCAGCTACATATACAGGAGTATCAAAAGTAAATGTTGTTACACTTGTAGCATTTGCAGATGTTGAAACTTCTGATGCTTTTAGAGTTTTTGTACTATATGGAAGAATATTTTCTGTTGGTTGTCCGTTTTCAATAGTTCTGATATCCATTGTAACGGGAACAGTATCATCCTTACTTTGGAAATATAAATCGATAGAACTGATGAACATACCACCAGGCTGATCAACATAGAAAGATTGTGCTAGTGGGTCTCCACGACGAGGTGGTGGTGGTGGGGGATCTGGGATAAAGACCGTTCTAGTCTCACTAATTGGTGTCGTTGTGATAACTGGCAACTTAAAGTCTAGACTCAAACTTGTAATGTCCAAGAGAGTACCTTCCGAATCGTAAGAAGCTACTGCATTAGTATCAGAAATACCAGAAATTGTAGTATTGGTAACTTGATCTGTCAGTACAAATCTGGATTGACCAGTTTCAATTGTATCTTGTGGTAATAGAATAAATGCCCTGACAATACCCTCATCATCGGTGGTGATTCTTGGATTTGTTAATTCTACTTCGGCAATAGCACCAGATGTTTGTCCAGTAAATTTAATTTTACTACCAAGACTTGTGGGATTTAATATCGTACCATCTTCAACCTGTACATTATTGATTGCAATTACAGTAGATGCAGAACTATAAGAAGATGATAATGTGGAATCATAATCAGCAGGGGAGACTAGTGTTGCGGATAATCTTCTTAAAGATGCTGTATTAGAATTATCAAAAGGTTCTAATGTAATAGTTTCTCCAACAACAAAAGAGGTGCTGTTTACTGTTCTTGTTACATTCCTAAAGAGTTTTGGATAAATTGATCCATTAGAATCTCTACCATCAATGAAGAAATACAATTCTGTATTTGGTTTCATTCTTGAAGATAAACAATCAATTACTATAGATCTAGCAAATGTAATGCTTTCTAAAGAATTAATTCTATCACCAACATCAATATTCTGAGTTACAGAACTAAATTCATTATTTACACCATTTCTTTGTTGGAAAATATTTGTTCCACCACCTGTTCTTGCAGAACCAGTATTATTCCAACTTCCCCACTGATTGCCATCAGCACCACTTCGATCATAAAGGAACTTGATTGGTCCAGTTAAATCAATCTCTGGTACATTTTCTGGAATTGTTCTTTGTGTGTCATACCAAACATCTCTAGATGGAGAAATTTGGAAATCACCAACCCAAGTAATCGTATTAAATGGATTTAGATTTACTACTCTACTTGCATATTGGTTAGAAGCATAAGTTACTTCTGTGTAAGGTAGTAGTAAAAAGTCTCCTTTCTTCCTTAACTCTCCAACAGTTTCGTTGGAACCAGATAATGTAACATCATAATCTAATCCAATATTATTAATATATGGATAAGGTCTAACTAAACCATTATTGGTATCGATAGAAACCTTATAATCAATATTGTTTGTAGCTGCAAAATTATCAGACCTAAAATTATCTACTAAGAAACCATTTTTAAATCTATCATTTCCATTAGAATCTAAAATACTCAAATTGTTAGTATCGGATTCCAACAAACTCAGTGTGGTATAGTATTCAATATTATCAATTCTAGTTTCAAGATTTCCGATGTCCTTCATCGTAAATCTCTTTGTTTTCTCAGCAGTAGTTTTTACAGTTTTTACATCTTTTAAGTACGCTGGTACATTTAGTGTAAAAAGCAACAATGCGTTGGAAATGTTAATAGGAATGTTTGGTGATACAGAAGATGCACCTACAGAAACTTTAAATTCTCCACTCTTATCCAAGAATAATCTATCAATTCTACCCAAATAATAATTATAGTCATAACTAATATATTCGGATGGATATGGGAACGGAGCAGCTGATTTTGTATTTGAATATAAGTCAAACGCAGACAGCGGATTACTGCACACAAATGGAGCAGTTACAGACCCCAATCCAGTTGATTGTGTAGGTGTGACAGATTGTCTAAAATCAAAGATATTGGTATATGAATATCCGTTATAGGTATTTGGAATATTTTTATACTCTATTTCAGTATAGTCAAAAGAATTTGCCGAGAAAAAGTCGTTATTTGTCTGGGAATGGGAAAGATAGTCAAATACAACAGTTACTTTATTTTGTGGAGTTGGTCTATTCCCCAGTCTTGTTAACTTAGAAATTCTATAAGTTTCATCGGTATCATTTTTGTTCAGAGCAAAATTAGTAGTAATGTCTTTATACTGACCATGGACTACCTCAGTTAAAAATCTACCAACTAGAGATGGATTAGATATTACTACAACTTGTGTTGTTAAATTTGTTCCCTCGGTAAACTTAACACTGCTGATATAAATTACATGTAATGTGTTTCCATCAATACTGATTACTTTTGCAACAACATTATTTAATTTTAAAATATCACCAGTTACAATACCATTAACATCATTAATTAAAACTCTATCAAACATATCATTGTCTGATACCCCAGGTACGATAGCTTCATGTACTCTATGTACTTTATATACATCTGGGAATTTCAAATTGATTTCTTTATCATCCAGTCTATTACCATAGACTGTAAATGTAGAATCTTTCTTATTTGGTAACGAAAGGAAGTTATATTTTTTATTCTCCTTTTCTCTGGTTGTGGTGTTATTTACTCTTAACTTGTAGTAAATATCAACCGAACCAGTTACAACTGGACTGATATTTGACAGTACTAAAGTATTTCCGTTAATTGACGCTGTTGCTGTATGTTGTCCAGCAGAAGATAAAATTGTAAACCCACTAGTTAGAGGAGTAAAATTATTTGTGGCACTGATTGTTACTTCATTGTTCGAAACTATTTTCGAAACCTTATCAACCTTAACATAGGAAAAATCCGATGCAGTATTTACAGGAAGTTCTGAAGCAGTTACAAATAAGTCTTTGTTTTGTGACTGTAGTTTTGGTGAACTAAAGTTCGCTGTAAATCCAGAACCGTTGATAATATTAGAAATTTGACTAATATTATAATCTGTAGCAGCAGAAATGGTATATGTGATACTATTTCTGCTATTTGATACTACATCATTTTGTTGGAATTTACCAGTAGTTTGTCTCAAAACAATAATAGTATTACTTCCACTTACAGAAGCACTATTAACTACACCTCTAGACCCTTTGGTGGAAAAAATAAAATCTCCTTCAACCAAACCAGTGGTTGTTCCTGGTACAGTTATCGATGTATAAGTTGTTAAATCTGTAATATAAAGTTTAGATCCTGTTATTGTTACCGCTTTCGCCTTACCAATATTTGTGTTACTAGAGTTTCTTAAAGAAAGAAGTTCATTGGTATCTACAGATCCTACAGCAGATGTAAATGTTAAATATTGTCCAATATCAATATTTGCTGCTTTATTATTAATATCTACACTTGTTCTTGGTTTTTGAACAGTAACATATTTTTTAGCAACATTATTAATTTCATATCCTCTGACATATGCTTTACCAGGAGAGACCTCAATAGTATAGTAATCCTTACCATTAATTGAGTTTTCTGGATCTGTGGTAGTTGGAACTCTATTTAAAACTGTTCTACCATCTTCCAATACAGAATTTACTGGATAAACACCTTCATTTTCTCCATCATCTAAAGTTTCTTTCACTTTAATAGTGAAGTCATTGATTGTATAGTCACCAGACTCATCATAAGTTCTTCTTGCTAGATTTCTTTCTAATTCATTATATACACTAGATTCTACTATTTCTTCTAAATTGCCATCTTTAAGTCTAAGTAACTCAATAAAGTTACCATTATCAGAAAAAGACGTAATATCTTTAGACAGAGTTGTATAAATTTTTAATCTGTCAGCTCCAGGAGCGGCAAAGTTAGTAGATCCATTTGCATTATCAAACAGAGTTGAGTCTTCATTGGAAGAAACAATTTCTTCAGTTACAGTTAAACCAATTTTATACGATGGTTTATTATTATACTGATCAAGAATGACAAATTGGTCATCTACCTGAACAAAATATCCACGAATATAATAGACACCAGAAGTTATATAAGCAATACTACCAGTATAAGCTGACGCATTTTGTAGGGTTGTAATAGCTAAAGGAGTTGTTGTTCCTTTTTGCACAAGAATCTCATTATTATCAAATCTGGTTTTCTGATTGCCTGTACTAGATACTCCACTCTTTGTATACTTTACATATAACGTTAGGGTTGACTTTTCAGATTCGGCAACACTGATTGTATTAACTACAACACCCTCTACCCCAGATATTTGACCTACAAGTGTCTTTCCGACCAAAGACGCTCTGTATGTTTCTACTTCAATACCATTAACTAAATTTTGTACCAAAACTGCATGATACTCTAAATCATAACCAACCTGTCCAGGAATTACTACAGATCCGTCTTTAAAAATATGATTTCCAAATTCTTCAATCTGATTTTGCAATGCAGATTGAACTTGTGTTAACTCTCTAGCTTGAACTGGAAGCCCAGGTTTAAAAAGTATTTTATGGTAATTCTTTGACTTATCAAAATCATCAAAATATGGCGCCAGTTTTAGGTTGGTCTTTTGCATTGCCGAATAAAAGTCCTTTCTTTATATTTATGGGTATTATTTAGAACTCAATAACGAGTTTGATGTCCTCAATCTGGTCATCGGATCTAATAATGGTTTTTCTATTCTCGATGTATAGAATTTCTCCACTAAATTTATCTACTTCAGAAGGTGCATAACCATTCGCAAATGTAATTCCAGCTAAGGAACTAGAATAAGTTGTGTCTGGTTGTAAAGAAGTTCCAGAAGATGTTCCAGTAATGGTCGAACTACCAGAAAAATTTACTTGGGTGTACTGTTGATTGCCGGTTTGCGATGCGGAGATATATTCATTTTGGTAATACCTGAGAATCTTATTAACAGAATCCCAATGAATTACTTTACCCTTTGCATTAGTAGTAGATTGGGTAATTTCTTCCCCAGAACTGTAATTTACATTCACCGAACTAGCAAATTTAATCGACTTACACACAGAAACAGTATTGGATGTGAGATCAGTACCTCCTGTCTGTGGATCGGAAATTAGTCCAAATCTTCTAAATTCCATATCAACAGGAACGTCACCAGAACCATCGAGGAATTCGACAGCTTTGTTGATCATGACACGATAAGCACCCAATTCTCTAACCACATTGGAACCATGTCCACCTGGGGGTGAAATAATTGCCTCGATAGATGGAGATCCTTGATTCAAGTTAACTGGGGTTGCAGTTCTTGCTTGAGCAGCAGAAAGCGTTGTATAACATTCAGAGAGGTTTACTGTACCAAATGTATATCCACTACCAACCACAGACAAAGCAACAGTATCTGGAAGAATAGTACCAGATGTGGGTGCTGTAGAAGAAATTTCAAATGTAACAATTGCTCCACTACCATCACCTAAAACAGGTGAATAATAGATTCCAGGTGTAATTCCAGATCCAACGTTTTGGACGATTGCTTGTTCAATTGTGCCATTAACAGAAGCAGCTTGTACTGTTCCGTCAGTTTTTACTGGCATAAAATCACTGGAAACAAATTTGACAAAATCATTGATACCAAGTGTATACATGTACTTCCATCTATAACCATCAGCCGTGGTAAAGATAGCAGTTGGTTGTCCAGTTGGTTCTACGGTGGAAATGACTCCATTTGGATTTGATGGAGTCTCTCCGTTGTAGATACACTTATAGACATCATAGTTGCTATTCATCACATAAAACTGCGAGTCATACAACTTATTTGCACCTGTTGCTGATTGATTTGACGATGTATAATTATGTTTATACATGTCATAACGAGTATTAACAGACCAAGTTCTTTTTCGAATTACTTGAGTTACATCACCTCTAGTAATTCTTTTCATTGCGATCATATCATCATATATTTCACTCAACTCATCAAAGGAGTCGGTTGGAGTTGGAATTTGATCGATATCGTTAAATCCTTGTCCAATATATCTTTCAGAATTCCAAGTTTGGGAACGACCAATAAAAAGATAAATTTTACTTCTATCCCTTAAAGCTTCCGTAGAGGAATCACTAAGAGCATTACCAGCAGTATCAAGAGGTTCCTCTAGGGATTCCATAAACTGCTCAGCAGCAAATACCCTAAAATTGTCAGAAACTAGTGATGGCATTATACTTTCCGATAGTTATGTTGTTTATTGTTATTTATACCGACTTATGGTTGTTCACAATCTGCAAACAACACTCTATCATCAGAGGAAGCAGCTGCTGGTGATGTACTTGCAATACCCCTAGAAACACCTTTCAATTCTGTGGAATTGTGGGTGGTATACTCAATTACTTCATTGTTGATAAATGCTCTAAATGAGTCATATCCAATACCCTCATTGGTGATTTCGATATTAGTAATAGTTCCATTAGCATCTAGTGTTGGTTCCAATACGGCACCACTACCACCACCATCATTTACAGTTAATACTATATCTAAATCATTGTATCCAGACCCACCATTTTCAATATCAACATTGACCAATCTTCCGTTAACAACGAAAGGCTGTAAAATAGCACCAGCACCACCAGTGGAAGTAATTGTAATAGTGATGTTACTTGCAAATGCCATGCTGGTCCCATAAACAGGAATTGTTGTATCAGAATCAGAGATATTTGACGACAGTTTAGTTCCAAAACATACATTACTAGAACTTAAAACTACATCTCTAACAACATAAGTTTCATAAGTTGGTACTAATGTCGTATTTGCAAGATTGTGTCCCTCATAATCAACAACAACGTTGGTTTTAATTTCACCACCCTTAATAGGATCGATATAAGAGTTTGCTGAAGCACTATTACCAATTCCATATGTACGGAACTTCATTCTTCTTGGATAACCACGACCACCAGAAGTTACTGTAACTCCAGTCAAATTGCCATTGGATATAGTTGGCGTTGCGGACAATCCAGATGGAGAAACCAAACCGGCTGGAGTTGTTACTTCCATAACGGTTGGAGAATGTACAGCTGTAACCTGTCTTCTTTCAGATTCCCCTGGAATCTGAATATATTCACCAACATCAACTTGTTGACTATAAGATTCAACCTCAATATCAGACGCAAGACTCATGTGATCATAAAGTCTGATAGTATCCGATGCAGTTTGGGAAGATGTAAATACAATCTTATCATTGTAAACATAGTAATCTTTAAGAGGATCTAGAATCAAACCGTTTCTAACAGCAATAATCTGGTTCTCTAGTTCTCTTGGTCTTCCAATTAGAGCATCTGGATAATAAGTACTAGAAGAATCGGTAAGATTATATGTTGTAGATCCATTACCAACAACAGAATCTAATTGTTTTATTAAACCATGTGTTTCAATGAAAATGTTGTCTGATGGTGCTGGTGGAGTTGTAAAAATAATTCTAGAGTCAATGGTTCCAGTTAGATTGTAATCAATAATCGGAGTAAGAATAATACCGTTCTTGGTTACATATAAGTTTCTTGGATCTATGATAGAATCATTTGCAAAAGAACCAGATGGAATGAAGTTTTCTTCATCCAAGAAGAGATTAAACTCTGTTCTGGAATTATCATATGGTGTATGGATTCTATCCAAAACTTTACCCGTAGTTGTCAAAATAGCGAATGGAGTACCCGTTGTAGTTGCGGTATCAAAGTTCATCTGAGTTGTAGAAGTAAATTCTGCACCTCTTGCAAGACCATACTTTGTATGATCGTTCTGAACAAAGATAATCGACTCCTGTTCTGCAGCACTAAGTGCTCTACTGGTGTTGTAAATCTGTGTAGTTACTGGTGTTAAGGTAATTAGTTCATTATCATGCATACCAACCATCCAGATATCATCATTTGCTACAGGAGCAACGGTGAAATCGATACATCCCTTTGTTGGATCGGACAATACTCCAGTTGGATTTGTTACAGTATAATCAACTCCTGGGTGTAGAAGAACATTGTTCTTAGACACGATAATATCTTCATGAGCAGTGTAGTTGGTATACTTGATTCCATCCAATTGAAGTCTGAATCTAGTTCTAGATCCATCGTAAACTTGATTGATCTCATCAGTGGAATACTGTCTATTGAGTTCATCGTCAAACTCGACAATATCAATCGCAGCAAGGTATCCAACTCCCATAGGAATTGACATATTGTCATATGTTAGTCCGTTTCCAAGAGTAGATGAAGGAATTGCACTTCCAGCGCCACTATGATCGTAAGCAACTCCAGGTTCTTGAACTACACCATCAAATGCAACGAAAGTATTCGCTGGATCATCATGCATTACAAATGCATTTAGATCTAGATTGGTGATTCTGTAGTGATTAGATCCAATCGTCAGTGTGCCACTGCGTTGGACAATATTGACTACATCAGTACCAGAAATAGTTGTGGAACCAGATCTTTGAGTTACTGTAAATGTATTATTTACAGTTGGTACAAGAACTTCATTGTGATTATTTCTTTGTAGTACAACCAACCAGGCATTTAGAATGTCAGTGTAAACATTTTGTGGTCTGAGAGTACCAAGTTTTGCATGAAACTCAACCTGATCAGTTGCGAGTGTAGGTAAATTAGTGCCAACAAAAGTTAATGTGTTTGCGGCACCGTCCCAAACATAAGAGTTTTGATCTTGATATACACCATCAACATAGACAAATGGAACCATTGTCGATGGATTAGCAATTGCAGTAGTATAAGATAAAACCGTAGAGCTGGTTTGAGTTAGTTCATCTGTTCTGTCTTGGAAATTAGCAGTGTCCTCAGTGAATAGAATGAATACATCTTCAGTTGATCTTGGTGGATCGACGAATTGAATTCTATAAGATCCACTTCCACTGTTGATATCATTAGGATCTACTGGATCAATTAGAGTGTAGTCTGTTGTTGGATATTGATAAACACCATTTCTGATAACAATCAAACTCTCAACTCTTGGATCTTCACCGACCAGATCATCACAATCTGCGTCAAAACTATGGAGTAAAGTAAACGTAGTTCTAACGCCATCAAAGTGTTCATTTCTGTCTAGAACCCAGTTTCTGTGGTTTTCAGGAACTAACTGTCTGTTAAAAGACATTAGTTTATAAACATCTGTAGTTATTGGTGGAACTGTATAATCAATTTTATTTTGTGATACAATTTGTAGCTGTACATTTGTTCTAGAATCGATTGCATTTAGATGTACATCTGGTCTCAAAAGAACATTGTTTTTAACAGTAAATACATCTGTATTATTATTAATAGTTTCTGGAACTCCATTATCAGATAAATTGAATCTGGTTCTAGAACCATTGAAAATATTAAATTGATCTAACTCTGCTCCCAATCGAGTACTGTAGTTTGCTTGATATGCACCAACAAAATCTCTGATAGAACACTCAACCCCGTTAGCAGGCGCAGTTACAAAATTAATTTGAGACCCAGTAATACTATATTGAGATTTCTGTATGATGACTCCATCTAGTGTTACCATTAAGGAGTCTTCGCCATCATTTGGGATATATGGATCTACGGCATTAATAGTTAGGTCAAAGGTGGTTGTAGAGCCATTGAATTGACCAGAAATATCATTGATTACCTCAACATAACTTGTCGAATATTCTGGGTTGGAATATTTAAATCTAGATCCAAAACCATATGCTTTATTTCCGTCAACATATAAAGTTCCATCAAGATTTTCTTTTTCTAATTCAAAGAATCCATTTGGTTTTTTGACATTATCGGAGAAAATCTTGAGAGTTACATTTTTCTCGGCATTACAAATTAATTTCTTACCCTTTACCTGTTGGTCATATACTCCGCTGACAGAAATTTTTTCACAAACAACTGTCTCGTCAATGTACCACCCAAAAATTTCAGATTGATCAACACTGCTGGGGAATGTTATTGTACTACCACTAATACTATAATCTGTTAATAAATGAGACTGATTTACACCAACAAAAAAGATTAACAATTGGCAATCATCAGCTGGTGTGAATCCAAGATCAAATGTAGTACCAGCAGAACCAGTAAAAGATAGAGGAGTTAACTGTGGATGATATAAAACAAAATTTGGTGTATCTTGAATACTAGTACCAAATTCAATAATATTATTATTCGTACCAACAATAGTGAGATTTGTATTTCTTTGAATGACTCCATTCAGAGAAACCAATAATTTATTTCTATCAGAAACACTATAAGGATTTCCGTCAACAGTTAAGTTAATCCTATTTCCAGAATTAACACCAGATGAAGTAATATCAGTAAATGGAGTTGTTAAACTATAAGAGGTTATTTCATCTAATGGGAATGGTGGGAAAGATGGTTCAATATTTGAACCGCTTACTGTATAACTAGTAAATGGTTCTTGTAAGATACCATTTACATTCAAAAGAAGTTTATCTGTAGAACTTGTAGTAGATATTGGTAGAACTCTTAGTACATTAATAATAAATTCATTAATTTCAACCTCTTTATCATAAAGATCAACAATAATGTAATTTTCACCAACTTCAATGACAAGACCTAACGCCTCGCTTTGATTACCATAAATGATATCATATAAAACATAAGGATTTGGAGATGTATCAATCCAAATTATTTGTTTTTTACATGGAGGTGTTTTAACCGATGCGTTAAGTAAACTAGAAATAGAAGCCTTGAAAGTTACAGCACTTCTAACAATGTTCTGAGATCTTCCAAGAAGAGATTTTCTACTGTGGAGTCTTTGTTTACCAAATAATCTAAATCCAGATGGATGTGTATTTTCTAATACTTCCTTTCCCCATTCTTTAGTATTTCTTTGGTTTACAATAGAATAGGACCAATCTTGATAATAAAGATTATCCTCTATTTTCTGATAGTCATCACTTATAAAACCAACTGTACCGATAAATTTTTCACTAATATTTCCATAGGGAGAAGATTTCGCATAAGCACGTGCAGTATTAACTTCCACAATCGTGCCGTACTGACGGTTGTCAGAACTCAATAGAACGTCATTAACTTTAAATGCACCACTGGTAACAAGTAGTTCGATAGTTGATGATGCTATATCTATATTAAGAATTTTTGCTGTGGAAGATCCAGAGCTTACAGTGTCACCAACAATTAAAGATCTTCTTTCAATTTCTATGTCAAATGTAGCGCCAGATCCACCATTTTGACTAAACAATTCTAGTGTTGGCGTAGAAGAAAATCCACTACCACCATCATTAACGTTAACCTCTACCACTTCACCAATACTATATCTAAATGATAAATCAGCTAAATTTGATTGTCCATTAATTCTATAATATGGATTTAAGAAGTAATTTTGACCAGCGTCTTTAACTTTAATATTTTTTATGGTAAAATTGGATTTTACCTTGACCGTTATTGGAAGTTTAACATAATTTTTGGCATTTCTAGATCCATAGAATTGATCACCATAAGAAACGTAAGAAATTCTCTTTATAGAACCAATTGTCTCCGAAGAAGCGGATAAAATAGCACCAGAACCAGTTTCAGAATCAACTCCAACAACTGCTGGCAACTTTTTATACCCAGAACCACCATTAACTATGTTAATGGTCTTGATTGGTCCTGTAGCACCTCTAGAACGAATACCAAAATCTAAACTATTAATAGGAACAGAAGTTATCTTCTCATTTAAAGGAAGTACAAAACTATTAGTAGTTGAAGATTTTACTACATATCTAGAAACTAAAGGTGAAGTAACCACACTCAACTCAATAATAAGAGTATTTGTGTGGACAAATAATTTACTTGGTATTTTTTCTGGATCGATGATGAAGTGATCACTGCCAAGAACAATATTCTCTTGGTGATATGGATTAAAGTTTAGACTGTCAAATGACAAATTATATTTTCTAGCACTACCAAATTCTAATCTATATAATTTACTCTTATCTAATACCAGACTATAAATTGGTTTATTATTTAATGTAGAAATGGGCGTAGTTAGAAGATCAAGATTGATAATAGTATTAGAGCTTGCTTTTTTAATATCAATGTAAATAACATCATTTTCGGATACATTATGAGGTCCAGAGAAATTAAATGTTATTTCTTTTTTGTCATTATCAACTGTAGAAGAAATGACTGGTGGAGACTCGACAGAGCTAACATAAGCAACTACACCAGAACCAGAAGTCTCGGAATTATCAAAGACCAAATAGTCGCCAGTTTTATAATTAGAACCTTTATTTTCAACATAGATAGAATCTACACTACCACCTCTCAGGACACTGGTTTTCAATAATGTCTTATTGACGTTCTTTATTTGTTCTGGGAATTGATCATTATTTGGATCATTAACTAATGTTAGTATACTTGGAATTTTATCATTTGTTCTGTTCTGTCCAAGATTATAGCAATCAGGATCGGAGAAATAAGTAGGACCAATCACAAAAGGATACTCACTTACCATAAAGTAACAATAAGCGCCGTTAGGAAATTCTGGGGTTACAGAAAATCTACCGTTATATTGATCTAATGTGCCAAGTCCTTCAATATACTCATAATCTTCTATAAATGAACCCATGGGATAATCGACCAAAGAAGGTCCATTTGTTCTGAGACCTTTTAATCTATATGATGATGTTTGTTCGGAAATACCAGAGGTTTTGTCTAGAGCGTTTGTATATCCATATTTACAATAGATTGGATGTCCATCATAAGACCACCCAACGATTTTCGAATGTTCTGTGCTAACAATACCGTAGTGATTTTCAAAATTCTTGGTATTTGTTAATTGTAAATATTGATACTTTAATCTAGATTCTGGGAAAGTTGTTGGTAGAACTTCTGCAACTTTTAAAGAACCTCTGATTCTATTATCACCTTGTAAAATGCTTACTTTATCACCAATCAAAAGAAAATCGGTATTTACATTCAATCCAGATTTAGACAGATTGACTGTTCTGGTCGCAACATCGACCCGAGAAACAAAAGTACCAACTGGAATTCTTGGGTGAGTAACTTCCATACCAACAACAATATCATTGACAGTGAAGGTCTCTTTAATAACCAAAGAATCTGGCGTAAAAGATTCTACAGTATAATTGTCACCGAATTGTTCGTCGAAAACATAACCACCAAAAATATCAACACCAGTTATAAATCTATTAGCAATATTGAAAGTCCACTTTTTAAGTTGCGAAGAAACAACAGAATTTACGGAAATATTTTTTGCAATTATAGTCGGGGGTATAATATAACCAGTGCCAGGGTTAATGATGATAACATCAATAATTTGACCATTACTTAAAACTGGACGCAAGACAGCACCGCTGCCAAGTAAATTGGTAGATGTGATTTGCAGTTCTGGTTCAATGTGGTAATTTTTGCCAGGATTTAAGATTTGAGTGGCAACTATTTTTCCATTAGAAACAGTAACTGTAATAACAGCCTCAGAACCATCATCGATACTTACAAGTGGGTTTGAAGTAAACTGAGATCCAAGTTCATTAGTTAATATGATTGTATTACTAGAACTCTTAGATGAAATAATAGGTCCAGACATTTGAACCAAGATTTCTCCATTACCAGAATTTACAAATGGTAAATCATATGTGGTGAACTTACCGCCGCCAGATATTCTTATTGTTGGAGACTCAACATATCCAAATCCAGGATCTAATACTAAAATATTATCAATATTACCATTTTTAAATCCAACATCTAATACAGCAGATCTAAATTCTGCAGATGTTATAGAATTCGATGGGTTGTTGTTTATAACTTCAATCTTTGGTTTTGATGTAAATCCAGTAAGATTCGAAATAATTGATTGTTCAAATAGATTAAAATTAATTTTAGTTATAGATCCAGCAATTTCAATAATATTTTCTGTGATAACTATATCCGACTGTTCGCCACCATTTTTCTTCAGGATTACTTGAGGATAGTTCGATTTATCAAAAGATCCAGAATTTGTGTATGGAATAAAGTAATTTCCACCATTTCCTATAGTTAAAGATTCTACTGCACCATATTCAGTAGAGTTACCTTTTAGAGATTGATACTGAATACCATCAATTGTAATACCAAGGGCTTTCTTTGTCTCTACTGGGGTTAGAGATTTAGATTTTCTAATTATATTATCGTTAATAATACTGGATGGATATGGAATCCTCTTAAATAATTTCTGCAGTTTATAGTTATTTCTGTCTAGATTGATTCCGTTTAATGTTGATAAGGTTGTTAGAACAACACCAGACCCAACTTCTATTACAGTTAACTCAACACCAGAATTAACTTCTGTTAATGTAAGGGTAGAACCAGATATAGTATATGAAGAGTTTGGTCTTTGTACAACACCATTAATCGCAACAATTACACTGTCAGTAGTTGCTGATGTAAAATTAGATCCACCATCTTGCAGTGTATAAGTTAAGGAAGATGATGTTGTGATTGAATCTAAAACATTAGCACCATTAATAGAAAATACGATAATATCATCTGTAGTTACATCTACTATCTGCGAACCAAAAGTTGCTACTTTTGTAGTATCATTCCAAGTAAAGGAATTTCCTACCTGAAGCACTCCGTTGAGAAATACAAAAATTTCATCTCTACTTAGACTATTCGTAGTAGATAAAACAACTTCAGATGTAGTAGATCCTTGTGATACAGAAATTCTGTCAACTTGACCTGGAGTACTAAAGTACCTGATGTAAAGTTCTTCTTGTGGTAAAGGAACTGTAGTAAAGTTTAGAACATCATTTATGATGCTAAAGTCTGACAGAGAATCTTGAATGACTGCGTTTCTAAAGATAAACAGACTATCAATGTCAATTGGTGCTGTTATGTTGGTTAAAAATGCATTTGTATATCCATCAAAAACATTATTTAAAGTTCTATTCTTTGCTGATGTATAAGGAGGAATTCCAGAAGAAGATACATAAACATTTCCCTGATTATTATTTTCTGTATTGTCATACACAGAAGTTACACCAATATAATCACCATCGGCATCAAGAATATGATTACTGTTGATATTCCAAGAGGAATATTCAATTCCTTCAAAATCTTTGTAGTTTTTATCATCTAACTCATAGATCTGTTCCGTGAATAGAGAACCAGATTTTTCAATATTAATGTTTTCTACAAGTCCTACTACTCTGACAGTAGCAATTGAGGCAATACATCCACCAGAAACTTTGGAGACATTAGGAAGAGATAGTGTAACTTTTTTACCATTTATAGATGAAATCTTTGCATCAGTAGCAATTCCAGATCCAATAATACTTTGACCAACAGAAAGTTTTCTTGCACTATCAACAAAAATATATAAATCCCCTTCCTCACCAGTCGCTGTAACATTTGGAGTACCAACAAAAGCTGTTAGGAAATAATCTACTTTACTATCACCGATATAATTCCATTCAATACTACCTACTTTTCTGGTTCCGATTTTATGTGTTGGATAATCTACACTGGAAGTTTTACCAGTTGTCTTAGACTCATATAAGTTATCTCCATAATATCTTTGTTGTCCAGATTTTACATATTCAGATAAAGAATATTGCCTTCTTGTCTTATATCTTCCATAAGACACTACTTCTGTATTTACAATCTTAGAACCGCTCGTTTGTGTCGTAATACAATCTAAAAACTGATTTGCTGTTCTTTCTTTATATTCTACTAAAAATCCATCGATATAAATTATTCCATTGGTAACTGGGAATCCAGTAGCATCATTGACCGTTACTTTTGTGTCACCAACAGTATATTCATGTGTTAATTGAGTCGATGCTGGTAAATATAAGTTATTGAAATCGTCATTAATATCGATGTCAATTTCATAACCAGCATATCCAATGTTATCAATTTTTGAAATTGAACCACTTTCAATCGATACATTTTTAAGACCAAAAATTGTATCTTGTTTTTGGATTAAAGTAAGATAACTTGGTGGTGTGATTTTATCATTTTCGATCTCATCCAGAGAACCAGAAATTACTTCTAGTCTGGCAATTTTTTTACCTACAAAATTAGAAGAAGATGGCTTGAGAAGATAATCCTTTGGAAATTCTATATCTGGGTCTTGAGATACGAATTCGAAGTAATCTACATATCCTCTCGCTTGCTCTCCAGAAGAAGATACCAATTCATCATTGTTGTTAAAAAACCCAATGATGTTAGTTAATGTTAACTCGTTTGTATTAAAATCCCAGCTCTCTACAATACCACTACCATTACCAGAAACTGTAGTAACTAACTCTTCTTCACCAAAATCTTTTTCCCTAACAAAAGCTGTAATTGGACCAACATAATTTAGTCCAGCATCAGTAATAGTGATACCATTATAAGAAGAATCAATGGTAGAACCTATTGGAATCCGACCATTAATAATTTTTGTTACTTTGATTACCGCTGTTTTGTTTGCGATATTAATTCCATTCCCACTACCAAATATTTCTACAATAGGAGGATTTAATAAGTCACCATTTTGATTTGTTCTATCATCATATCCACTTCCGCCCGATAAAACTTGAGCGTTTCCGATAGCTCCGTCAAAATTGATTACTTTTAAAGTAGCACCAGATCCCCTATTCTCAATTTTAAATCGAATTTTTTTGTCATTAAATAAAATTCTAAAAAGAATTCTATGGGAATTTAAACTACCCTTGGAAGAATAGAAAGTTCTAACATTGGTTAGAAATGTAGAGATTTCTAATTCTTCAACTAAAGTTTCTGGTATACCTACAGCAATTTCAGTTTTAATTCTTCTTAAAAACTCACTGGTATAAGCATATGCAATATTGACTACACTGACACCACTTTCATGAACATCTGATACAGAAGATTTTAAGAGTACTTCAGAAAATGGAATACTTTCCAATACAAGGGCAGAAGTTCCCCTAACACAATTAACAAATGTAGTGCTAGTTTTACTAGCATAGTAAATTATTTCGGAATCAATTTGAATATAACCTTTCTCGGGGAATCCAGTTGTATCAGCTACAGTAATAGTAGTATCTGTCTCTGTAATATTAACCGACAGAGTTGTGTTTTCAATTAACTCAGATTTTCGAAAATGAGATACGTTATAATACTCAATTAAATTCTCAGCAATATCAAGAGGTTGATTTTTTAATTCCTGAGATTGGTAATAAGACTTAATGAACTCAATAAAAGTAGAACTATCTTCCCTCACAAATTGAGGAAATTGGTTCTCGATAAGATTAGATAGATCTACAGTTTTGTCTACTAAGAATTTCATGAGCACTTATTGGGATCTGTTTCTGGAGTGAAATCGTTAATCGTAATAATATTGTTTGGATCATCAGTAATTGTATCTGTAACATCTCCGTCAGCTGGAACTTCAGGATCTCCATCAACCCCTGTTGGGTCAGAAAGAGGAACTTCTGTAAATGGACCAAGATCTTCTGGATCCTCATCGCCAAAGTCAATAATACTAACTTGATCAATCACGATGTCTGGATAAGTTTCCTCATCTACATCTAGATTTGGTGTTTCAGGTATAGCACAAATATTTATTGGAGTATCTTGGCAGGATGATACAGAAAATGAGAAATTTCCAGTATCAAAATCAATTGTACCAACAGATCTGATTATGTTACCAGATTCATCAATCAAGTAGATATTTTCATCAATAGTACAATTACTATTACCAAAAGAAAGGACCCCAAGGAATAGAGGTTTTGAATAACCAGGAACACAAAAATAATCAGAAACTGCCGAATATCTTCCGTTAACCTTTGGATTAATTTTGGTGAAAAAGGATCCTTTATATAAGGTCTCTATTTTGTTATTAATTTCCAGTGGAATTTCTACACAAAGTTTTACCTTTATATTTGCAAATGTAATTGATTCATCAATATTTTGAATATCCGATACTAGACTAGACTGGGAATATACTCCGCCAAAATTCTTAAATTTATCAGAATTTTCAAAGTTTACAATTAAGTCTCTTACTAATTTTTGTAAGCCAACTACTGTTTTTCTGGTTTTATTTTTATCATATACCAAATATGGACTCAATAGAATTTTATATTTTCTAGGATCTCTAATTACTGGTGTAATAGATCCTACAATATAACTTTTCAATTCTGTAATAATTCTTGCTTTTTCAGATGCGCTTACAACTTCACCGACTTTTGGTTTGATTGTAATAAAAACTTTACCGTACTGAGGAGGAGTTAAAGTTTCTCCGCCAACAACCTTAACCAAATCAGCATTACCATATAATTGCATAATTAGTGATTCATAATCACTAATAGTTACTGCTCTTCCTTGTGCGGCGTAATATCTTGGTGCTCTATATTTGATTGAAGAAATACTTTCAAACTCAGAACCACCATCAGTAAATTCGGTGTTTAAACTGAAATTAATATCACTTAGACTAATTTTACCAACTACATTATTATTATCAATATATTCAACTGTGCCAATAAATTTTAACGCAGACTCTTTTACATTATTAAGATTTCCACCTGCTGTTATTATATACTCAATGGTTACGATTTCCCCATTTTGTAACTTTCTACCAATAACATCGTCACCAAAAATAACTTCATATTTTTGATCTTGAATTTCTTCTACAAAAAATACTGTATCGGATTGGGAAATGCCAACAATTGTATTTTTTCTCTGGTAAGAAACGGAGGTAGTTGCAGATGCATCAGCTTTTACAGAAACTTTTACACTGTCTGCATCAATATAATTGTTGGGGATAATAAATCTCTGATTTTCATTAGAAGTATCAACAGTATAAGAAATTGTAAATATTGTTCCTTCTACAACTTCAATGTCTCGGAATGTTATTTCATTAAGTCCAGAAGCAACTGTAAGATTTACTGGCTCTTTAGAGACAAAAGTATAATTTTTTTTCTGGTATGTTGTCGATAGTATAGGACCAGATTTTAAAGAAATTCTATCAATATTTAAAGCTGATAAATTTGATACCGTAATGTCAATTGCGGCTTTAGAAGAAGTATAAGATCCAGGAATATATCCCAGTTTTTTTGCGTGAGAAACAATATTATCTCTGAGAACGGCAGTATCGAGATTTAACTCGTTAGAAGCCATATTGATGTTGTAGGTTGTATATAACGTATTATACGCTAATATATCA